GTCATTCGCGTCCTTCGGCGAAATAGTGGTTGTGGCTTCGATAGTTTTGGCTATCTCGTCCGGTAGAACTGTAGTCTTCATGACTACTGTAGCTGCGTCAGCCATGTTTTATCTCCTTTACACTCACCCGAAAAATCCAGTTATCGAAGTGATGTTGGTTAGGGTTACATGGCACTCATCCTCGAAGATGATACCATGATCGGGTATCGTTACTTGTGTGTCATCCGAGGTGTTGAACACCATGTCTAACAACGTTGCTCCACCGCTACCGTTTTTGAAAACTACTTGAGGGGATCCGCTTGAGGCTGTCTGTACATAGAAAGATTTCAAACGAGTCCTACCGCCTTGTAGTGTACCAGTGCCAGTAGCTGTCTTTGCAAATATAGAAGCAGCCATGTGTTACCTCCTCTAGGCGTTATTGATGCCTTGGATGTATTCAACCGTAACATTACCCGCGCCAGACGATCCTGCTGAAAAATCTATAAAGATCGGAAGATCAGCAGTTCCAATGTCTACCCAAGTATCCGCGTCTGTAATTGTTCCAGCCGAACCAAGCTTGACTACATTAGCTGCTGTACCTGCGGCTAACGCAGTAAACAATGAGGTAGAAGTTGAAGTCGTACCCATGCTGATATTTGCAGCATCACATGCAGTGGTGATATAAACCCGTATTTCAACGATTTGACTGTTAGCAGGAATAACCATTCCTGTATCCGCAGCAGTAGTAGATTGTGTCCAAGACGCTGTTTGCGCCATCTTAACGAAACCTACATTTGCTTTATTGGTTCCTACAGTTGTGCCTGTAGTATCCTTTATTGTCCCAGCTTTAATAGGACCTGAAAAAGTTGTTGTACCCATGTCGATCTCCTGTCTGGGTTAAGTCAGTGACCCCATGTCACTGTCAGGGATAACAACACTATACCACAGGAAATATAAAAAGAAAGGGGCAACCTAAGTTGCCCCAGTCATTCAGGGAGGTAATCTTTGCAAAAAGACTACCTCATTGTATCACAAATTATGCTCCGGGTGAACCGAAAACACAACGTGGGTCTGAGAACCCAAAGCTGTAACGCTCACGAGCCTTGAATCTCATGTTACCAGTATCGAAGTCAGCTTCCATACCAGTGGACATTGGCGTACGCTCAAAGTGGACAAATCCACGAGGTGCGTCTGTCATGATGAAGAATGCATCTGGATCAGTTAGGAAGTCGTTAACAGCATAGCCGTTTGGCAACATACCCATTGATCTTAGAGCATTTACATCGTTGTCCGCTGTACCAACACGTAAGTTAGATACCATCAAACGTTCAGCGATAAACTGTAACTGACGTGGGATGATTAACTTTGTGCCTCGTAAAGCAACTTTAAGACCGCGCTCATCAACAAAACCTGCAACGTTGATCAAAGCATCTTCGAGAGATGTTTCGTTCAAGTCAGCCGCAGTTCCTGGTTCGTTAGCAAACGTACCACCGCTTGTGAGCGGGTGTGACGCATCACACAATGCAACTCCGTCGCCACCAGCAGAAGCACCTGCTGTGAAAGCGTTGTTCAGAATTGAAGCAGCTTTAACCTGCTTTGTGTGTGCCATTGAACGAGCCAACGCACGAGTATAACGCGAACCAAGACGATCATAAAGATTGTCTTCGACTGCTTCCTCAGTAATTGAGAAGGCAAGTGCGATAGTCTCGTGGTTGTAACGAGCAGTGTATGCTTCGTTAGCGTCGTCAAAATTTACAGCAGAACCTTCCGACTTGGTTGGTGCTGCTCCGAAACCACTCAACATAACTTCTTCTTCGAATGCTCGATCAGAAGATTCTGTTGTGAAGATCTCTGCATGTTGGTTTTCGTACCTGTCGTACTCCATACCAAACAAGGCGTTGAGACCTGGTTCCAACTCTTTCGCTAGTTGTGCGCGAGATATAGCCATATTTCAGTCTCCCTATACGCCAGTCGTTGAAACAGTACCACCTGCAATAGCACCATTCGGTGAATTGAAGGAGTTGTTCAAACGTACGATTAATGGAATACCAGCCGCAGTGAAGTCTTGGTTCTCAGGGTCATCTTGGATGCCCATAATTCTCAAGTTCAAGTTAGCAGTGGTAGCGATTGTGCCGACAGCCAACTTAGCAGAAGAAATACCTGTGGTTGTTGAACCACTAGCACCTGTTGCAAAGTTAGCATTAGCAAACACATGTCCTCGTGCAGTTGACTCACTAGTTAGTGTGCCATCTGAACAAATCACAAATGATTGTAATGGGTTGTCATACACGAAAGCTTTGACGGGATGATTAGTATCCGCGCCAGAGCCAGGCCAGTAGTTAGAAAAAATTTTCTCACCAGTGGTAGACGAAACGTATTCCGCACCAGCGAACACACCCACGAGACCTACAGTGCCCCCAGCAGCCGCGCCAACAATGTCAATAAAGCCAGTTGAAAGCGGGATAACGGGAGAACCTTGATAAATCGGGTTTGTGTTGCCAGCAGCAATACGATACTCGGTCGCACCAGTGGTGTTGTAGCCCTGACCGACTACACCAATCGGACGGAGTCCGAATGCAACGTTAGTATTTGCCATATTAGCAATCCTCTAAGTTAATTGGAGTCGCGTTCACGACCTCCAAAAGTTACACGACTTTGCCGATCATTCTGAATCGGCATTGAAGGATGTTGCTCCTTCATAAGGTCCTGATCTACAGCAGTCATCTGTTCGCGGGTTCTGCCCCCGTAATAAGCAGTTCTTTCCTCTACTGTTTCAACAGGTATTCGACACAGCATCAGACCACCTTGACCAATCACACCTTCGTAACGACCTTCGTCGATAGTGGGTGCTTCATAGTCTGGATACTCATCTTTACGGACGGGTTCCCATCCTTCACGTAGCTTGGAGTTGACGTTCATTTTGTCTTCCTCGCCACGCATTGCGACTCGAATCCAACGATGCACATAGCCCGGAGGGGCATCAGGTGCTTGTAGGTGACTGGGCGGTGCCCATGGTTTTCTGCGAGATTCATCTTCTCGTGTGGTGGTTTTACGTGGTGTTCTATCTGCCATAAGCTTAATCCTTCACATATTTAGCGTATTCTTCTAGCGGTACGTTTAAACGTTTCGCCATCGCAATTTGTGATGGTGATAGTTTCACCGACCTGCGCCCCTGTTTTGCTGTACTGCGGGTTGCTGAAGCGGCAGCAGGTGCGACCTGTGCTCCACCCGTTTTCTTCGCTGTTTGGAACTTCTGTGGAAACTCCGAACGAATGCGTTTGTCTACCTCAGTATAATACTCATCGGTCTGCGGGTCAAACCCTTCTTCTTCGACAAGCTTTTTATGTATTCCAAACGCTGCGTAAGTCATGACCTCATCTGAGCCAAACCACTCATTTTTATTGGCCCAATCCTCTGCTTTGGGATCTGGTTTAGCGGGTGTTTGAGTAGTGGGTGCCGCTTGTTGTTGCGGTTGTTCCTGTACTTTTTGCTCCCGATCTAACCGATTTTTAGCTAAACGAACACGGTCTTGAACGACTGCAACTTTGGATAAAGCCTCCTGTGCAGAGAACATTGCATCCGTATCTCCAGACTCATACGCCTCTTTATACTGACGCTTGAGAGAATCTACTTCTGTTTCAAGTCTGGATTCTTCAGAACTAACATATCCTTTATCAAGGTTATGAACTTGAGATTTAAGTTTCTTGTTCTCTTGTAAAAGTTTCTCTGCCATGCGTACCGCTTCTTCACGGTCACGCTCTTCTTTGCGATACTTATCTGTGAGTTTCTTTATACGAGCCTGTACTTTAGCTCCGTACTCATCCACCTCATCTTTAGGTTCTTCAGAAGCAACAACCTCCTCCGGTTGTTCTTCTACTTCTACCTTTACCTCTGGTTCTGGCGTTGGTTCTTTAACTTCCTCCTTAGATTCTTCAGGAGCTTCAAGTTCTATCTCTACGCCTTCTTCCTCTGGTTTCTGCTCTTCAATAGTTTCTTCTGCCATCTTTTCCTCCTAGACGTGCTTTATATCATCTGGTTCTAAAATAGTTGCGATTACTTCGTCATCATTAATAATACGAACTTCGCCCCCATCGATCTTAAAACGTGAACCAGAATACCGACCAATGCATACCCATTGGCCTTCTTTACACCACGGCTCTGGGTCAGGCCCGAACTTGTCTGGGTCTTTGTAAGCCAGTGGTCCAATCTTTAAAACATACGCTACGACCGTGGCTACCGCTTCACGGTCTCGTATTTCATCAGGAATATATAGACCACCATGCGTTTTGCTTGCACCTTGATAAGGCATAACCAAAACCCGCCAGCCTGTTGGTTGAGGCAAACGGTCTGTAAGTGGTGTGTCTATGAGTGATGGATCTAATACGCGATCTTTCGCGTCAACATATGCGCCTTCGACAGACGTTGAGTCGGCTTCTTTAGCCTCCCCTCGTTCTTTATTCATTTTCTGCGCGACATGTTCAGGAAGATATAAGGTCTTCGACATCGTCTACGTGGTTCTCCAGCAGGGCTTTTATTTCCTCACGGGCGT